GAAATTTCAGATTGGACTAATCAAGTTCCAATTAACACAAATTATATAGTTTAATATGGCAGACAAAGTTACAAACGAACAGTTAAGAGCAATCATTAACTCAGAAATAAATAACTCTATAGGTTTTATGGGAAGTAACCTTACTTCACAAAGAAAAAAATCTATGGAATATTATATGGGGGAGAAACTTGGTACTGAGATAGATGGTCGTAGCCAGGTTGTCAGTACAGATGTTGCAGACACAATTGAAACAATACTACCTAACTTGCTTAGAATTTTTACTGCAAGCGACCAGGTAGTTAAATGTGAGCCTGTAAAAAGCGAAGATGTACCTTTAGCAGAACAAGCTACAAATTATATTAATTATATTTTTAATAAAGATAATCCTGGTTTTTCAATTTTATATACCTGGTTTAAGGATGCACTTTTAGAAAAAAATGGGATTGTAAAAGTTTATTGGGATGACAGTAGTAGTGTTGAACAAGAAACTTATGAGAATTTAAACGATCAAGAATACCAATTATTGGTTGACGATGAAAATGTTACAGTAGTTGAAGAAGAGTCTTTTGTTGATGAGAAGATGAAAGCTGCTATGGACTTATTATTAGTAGAGGCAACTAAGCAAGGTAAGTTAGTTGCAGATGAGCCTACACCCATGCTTCACAACTGCGTTATTAAACGAACATCAAGAGGTGGTAAAGTTAAAATAGAAAATGTTCCACCAGAAGAATTTTTAATACAAAGAACTGCAAAATCTATTGAGTCAGCAAACTTTGTAGCACACAGAGTATCTAAAACTAGATCCGATTTAATTGAAATGGGATTTGATAAAGAGGTAGTAGAAAACCTACCAACTACAAATAACATAATTTTAAACAACGAAAGATTAACAAGATACTCAGATATAGACCAATCACCATTAGATAATGCACCAGATAATTCGACAGCTGAGATCGAAATTTATGAGTGCTATGTAAGATGTGATATTGATGGCGATGGCGTTGCAGAACTTAGAAAAGTTATTGTTGCCGGTGAAAGTGGTTATGAAATTTTATCCAATGAAAGTTGCGATAATATTCCTTTCTGTTCACTAACACCTATTCCAATGCCACACAGATTTTATGGTAGATCAGTTGCAGAGTTAGTAGAAGATGTGCAGCTAGTTAAATCTACAGTAATGCGACAGTTGTTAGACAATATGTATTTAACTAACAACAACAGAGTTGCAATAATGGATGGTATGGTAAATTTAGATGATTTACTTACTTCAAGACCAGGCGGTGTAGTTAGAACTAAACAACCACCATCACAAGTTATGTTGCCAATGCAATCGCAAACTATATCGCAACAAGCTTTTCCATTATTAGAATACTTAGATACTGTAAGGGAAACTAGAACTGGTATTACAAGATATAATCAAGGCTTGGATGCAGATAGCTTAAATAAAACTGCAACTGGCGTAAATGCAATCATGACTCAATCGCAAATGCGTATGGAGTTAATTGCTAGAGTGTTTGCAGAAACTGGTATTAAAGATTTATTTAGACGTATCTTTGAACTAACTTGCAAGTACCAAGACAAAGAAAGAATTGTAGAATTAAATAATCAGTTCATTCCAGTAAAACCTACTGAGTGGAGAAACAGATTTAATATTAGTATTACTGTTGGTTTAGGATCAGGTTCTAAAGAACAACAAATAATGATGCTAAATAATATTTTAGAAAGACAACTCCAGGCGTTCCAATTGCAAGGCAATAGAGAATACCCAATGGTTAGTCTTAAAAATATTTATAATAGTTTAGCAAAAATTATTGAAAATGCTGGCCTGAAAAATGTTGAGAATTACTTTGTAAATCCTGAAATGGGTAAAGGTATGGTTACACCTCCACCTGAACCACCATTATCACCAATTGAAAAAATTGAGTTTAGAAGAATTGCAAGTGAAGAACAGCGTAAGATTGCTGAACTAGAAATAGAACTGAAAAAAGTTAAATCACAAAACGCAGAAATTCTTTACGAAAATGAAATTAAACTAAAAGAGCTAGAACTTAAATACAATGCTCAATTAGACTCACAACAAATAAAGGCAGACGCTGATTTAAATAAAATGTTAGTTGCTGAAAGCACAAACGATTTTAGAAAAGCAGCAGAGCAATCGCAACAAGTACAAGATCAGATAAGACAATTATATGGACAAGGATCAGGTGGGCAAGCTCCAAAAGGAAGTGAGCCAGGCGAACAAAGCTAAACAGCTTTTTGACAACCCTTTATTACAAGAAAGTTTTGATAAATTAAAAAAACTTTACGCAGATAGTTTATTTAATACTGGTGCAAAGGAAACTGAGGCCAGAGAGAAACTTTGGTTAGCTTACAATGTGGTAGGCAAAGTAGAACAAAATTTATTAGAAATGATTGATACAGGAAAGCTAGCTACAAAACAGTTAGAGGATTATCGTAAATCAATCAAAAATCAAAAATTCTAAACACTCAAGTTTAGGATAAGCCAACCTTGCACAACAGGAGCTTAACTAAAGGAGAACACAATGGCAGACAATTATGCTAATCCGCTTGCGGAAGCTGAAACTGACATAACAAAAGCAACAAAAGCAATAACTGGTTTGTTAGACCCCAAACAAGAGGCAAAACCAGAACAACAACAAACAGAAGAACAACAAAATTCTCCTGAGCCTACACAACAGGAATCTTCTACAGAAGATCAACCTGAGGAACAGGAAAACATGGAAGCTGAATCGCAAGAAGAAGCAACCGAAGAAGTATCTCAAGACGAAGAACAAATTGAGACTCAAGAGAAACAAGATTCCACCGAAGATCAACTTTACAAAGTTAAAGTTGCTGGTCAAGAATACGATGTTACCCTTGATGAGTTGAGAAATGGTTACTCAAGAGATGCCGATTATAGACGAAAGACAGAAGAACTTTCTTATGAAAAGAAACAATTTGTGTCTGAGTCTGAAAAGCAAAGGCAAGACTATTCTGCAAAGCTTAATGAAGCTAATCAGATGTTGTCAGTTGCACAACAACAACTCAATTCAGAGATTAATTCTGCTGATTTAGAGAAGTTGTACGAAGAAGATCCAACAGAAGCTGCTAGGATTGAACATAGGCTAAGAAAAAAGCAAGAAAAAATAAATTCTGCGATGGCCAAAAACCAATCTGAGCAAAAAAAACAGTTTGATATGTTTTTAAAGGATCAACAAACTAAATTGGTATCTAAAATGCCAGAATTTAGTGATCCTGATAAAGCAAGTCAGCTTAAAACTTCTATGAAATCAACTTTAAATGCTTATGGGTTTAACGACACAGAAGTAGCACAAGTTTATGACCATAGAATAGTAATGTTGGTGAACGATGCCATGAAATATCGTAATTTACAAAAAGCAAAACCAAATATTGCTAAAAAAATTACAAAGCCTGGCAAAGTTTTTACTTCTGGAGTGAAACAAAGCAAATCTGAAATAAGTTCTAAAGCTAGAAAAGAAAAGTTGAGCCGACTAAGAAAATCTGGAAGCGTTAAAGACGCTACTAGCATCTTCTTAGATATGATTAACAAAAAATAACTCAACAACAGGAGAACATTATGGCTCAGGTAACAAATACTTACAGTACATATGATGCAGTTGGTGAAAGAGAAGATTTATCAGATATTATCTATTCAATCTCTCCAACTGACACTCCATTCATGTCAGGTATTGCGAAATCAAACGCAAACGCAATTTTTCATGAATGGCAAACCGATGCTTTAGCTGCGGCTGCATCTGATAACTATCAGATTGAGGGTGACGAAATTTCTTTCGCTGCTCCATCTGCTACTACTAGACTTGGAAACAGAACACAAATTTCAAGAAAATCTGTGATCGTTTCTGGTACTTTAGATTCAGTATCTAAAGCTGGTAGAAACAATGAGTTAGCTTACCAAATCTCTAAAGCTTCTAAAGAGCTAAAAAGAGATATGGAAACATCGCTAACTGCTAACCAAGCACCAGTAACTGGTGACGACTCTACACCTAGAAGATTAGCTGGTTTAGAATCTTGGATTAAAACTAACACATCAAAAGGCGGTGGATCAGGTGCTGATCCAAGTACATCTGGTACTAACGCTAGAACTGATGGAACTCAAAGAGCTTTCACAGAAGCACAGCTTAAAGACGTAATTAAGCAATGCTGGGATGAGGGTGGAGATCCATCTATGATCATGCTTGGCTCTTTCAATAAGCAAGTGCTATCTGGTTTTACTGGTGGATCAACTAGATTTGACCCAGCTGAAAACAAAAGATTAGTTGCTGCTGTTGATGTATATGAGTCTGACTTTGGTGCAATGACTGTTGTACCTAACAGATTCTCAAGAAGCAGATCAGCTTATGTGATACAACCTGATATGTGGGGTGTTGCTTTCTTAAGAGATTTCCAACTTATGGATCTTGCTAAGACTGGTGACGCAACTAAACAGGCATTGTTAGCAGAATACACACTTGTTTCTAAAAACGAAAAAGCAAGTGGTGGTGTATTTGATTTAACAACATCATAATCTTAAATTAATGTGGAGGGGAGCAATCCCCTCTACTTATCATTAACATTTTGTTTGGTCTTTGAAGTCAATCAATGGCGGAACGAAGCAAATAAATAGGAAAAAATCATGAGAACTTTAAACGATTACTTTTTAACTGCTGAAATAGAAGATATATCAACTGCATCTTCTACTTTTGTTGCAGTACCTGATGGCGGAAGAATAATTAAAATTATTACTGCCTTACAAGGAGCTATCTCTGGAGCTAACGCTGGTATTTCATTTGAAATTGGCGGTACAGCAGTAACTGGTGGTGGCATAACTGTAGCACACTCAGGTTCAGCTGCTGGAACTGTTGATACAGCAGAGCCTACAGCTTTAAACTCAGTATCAGAAGATGGAACTATCGAAATGATTACAGATGGTGCATCAACTGGAGCACAAAAACTTTTAGTTACATTTGTAGTTAGAAGATAACAGAATTTGGGGGATCTTGCCTAGCGGTAATTCCCCCAAGTACACAACAAAAATTTTTAGGAGAAAACATTATGCCAATGGTTGGAAAAAAGAAATTTGCTTATACAAAAAAAGGTAAAGCTGCTGCAAAAAAAGCTGCAAAGAAAATGGGCAAAAAAGTAAAAATGAGAAAATATTAATGAAAGGTAAAATGAAAGGCAAAGCAGTTCTTACTGCTAAGCAAAAAACTTTACCAAAAAAGCTTCAAGCAAAGATTGTCAAATCTAAAATGAAGAAAAGAAAATAAGGAGTAAATAAGATGGCTTTTAATTATGGTTTAAGACCAACAACAGTACAAATGCTAGCATCAAGTGGCTCATCAAGTGCCTCAAGTGCTTTTGGTGCATATACTTTATATGTAAGAATATGTGCAGACGCAGATTGTCATATTTTGTTTGGTTCAAGTCCTACAGCTACTTCTAGCAGTATCTTTATACCGGCAGATCAACCAGAAATATTTAAGGTTAATCCAGGTGAAAAAGTTGCAGCTATAGGTTCAGCAAATGTTTCTATTTCTGAATTAAGCTAGTGGC